GGAGTAAATCATCTGGAACTCGTTTGCCTGCTGCGCCATCGCAGCATTGCAGGTGAACTTGCGCTTTTCTGCGCCCACATAGACATCCATCGTCGGGCCGGTCATCTCGCCGGTAAACCGCTTGATGCCGTCAGCCCGATTGCAACTGTCGTACCCGTACAACACAAAGTTGCGAAAGCCCAGCAGGTACCCGATGTTGATGGCACGCATCCCCGAGGTGGTGCCGCCGCCAACCGCTAACTTGCCAGCGCCCAGCGCCTTCATCTCCGGCCCTTCAGCCCATGAGTGCCACAGGACGACCTTGCGCTCTTTCAGCGTGTCGAAGGTAGCCGGGGGGCAGCGGGAGGCAACGAGATAGACGGTGTGCGCGTTATGGCGCTGTATACCGCTTGTGCGGTCACGGGGGTCAAGGTTGACCCACAGGTCAGGCTCGATGCCGTTCTCGCACAGGAAGTCGTGTGCGGCCTTTACAGCGACGATGGGACGACCAGCCTTCTGATGCGCCCGAATGTCCTCTACGAAACTAGGCATTGACCACCCACTCGCTACACACACGAATGTTCCATCGTGGGTGCAGAGAGCGGGGGCCAACTCTGGCAACCCACGGGCAAGCGACGAGCGAATGTTGGAACAGAGTTCCTCCGGTTCGCCAGCCGCCTGCACCGTGAGTTCCAGTTTTCGCATGATTACGGAGTGGCGTTAGCCGGAACCGGAATAACCATGCTGTACGCCGCCACAGCCGTCATAGCCGAGGTAGCCGAGGCAGTCACTTCCGTGACCACGCCAGCGACCAGAGCGCCCGACACGGTGGCATCGTCCAACCGCCCTTCGGTGCTGGTGGTGTAGAGGGCAACTGCCGGGAGGCAGGAAGCCGACACATTCACCCGCACCTTGCCGCCGAGATGCACCCAGCCGTAGTAGCCGGAGGCAATCGACACCTGCGCGAAGCCGACACGCTTGGTGTCAGCAACACGGGCGGTGGTGGCGTTCAGAGCGATGTTGGTGTTGGGGATAGCGACGGCGTTGTACTGCGCGATGGCCGAAGCCGCCTGCACATACACAGCCATGCCACCGTCGTCGAGCGTCACAACCGTGCCGACATTTACGCCAGCGGTTGAGTCGGTCGAGCCGAGGGCGGGATACGCAAAACCATTTACGATAACAGCCATTTTTGTATCCCCTATCAGTTAATCAACACGCCGCAGAACTGCGGGCCGGAGGAGGTAAGGTTACCCGCCCAGCCAATCAGTTTCACAATCATTCTGTTACTTCGCCTTTCGGCTACTGACCACCCTTTCGGATGGCGGGGCAACCTCTTCGGGTCACCCTCTGCGGCTTCTTTGGTTATACCGCAGTTCAGACTATCGCATGACAAGCCTTTTTCGCTTGTCCCCTCTCACTTAGTCGTTCAGCCTGCTTTCGCTTGGCCCCTGTTACCCGCTTCCGGGCTTCCAAGTCAATCAGAGAGGGTTTATAGACGCCATTAGTGAATCGTAGGTTTAGCGTCTTGGTTGACAGCCTGACGGTCGCCGCCAATCGGGACAAAGTTTCTGTCCTTGTGGGGGCGGAACATCAGGTACTTGGTGTTGAGGAACCACATGTGGTTTGCGTTACCGACACCGCCGTTATACGACGACGAGCCGATACCACCGTCAAGCACCACATCCGAAGCCATGCCAGCGCCGTAGTATTTCAGCGAGGCAAAGCCAGCACCAGCCATGCCCGAACCGGAGTCCGTGATGCGCTGAATTGACTGGAGGCTCTGGAGGTAGAGTTTGTAGTAGTTGTTGTCAGCCACGATGAGGTCAGGCTTGTCGGTACCGCGAATCAACTGCACCGCAACCGCATCCATATACCCTTGGATGTTGCTGAAGGTCACAGCACCCGAACCGTCGCCAGTCGCCGAGAAGGCAACCGAACGCCAGAACGGCCACGCTGCGCGGTTGATGCCGCCGTAGGTGCCGGTGGACGGGCTGTCAGGCACAGCGGCAGCAAGACCCGTGAGGTTCTTACCCGCGTTGCCGGTGCCGTCACCGTACAGGTCACCGCTGATGCGGTTCGCCAGTTGCGCCTCGGCAACCTCCATACGACCGTCGAGCAGGTCGATGATGGCTTCCTTACCCGAGTTCTGAATCATCTCCAGACCCGAGATGGACACAGCAGACGCGTACTGCGTGATGCTGAACTGCGCCGCAGAAATGGGCGAGTTTTGGCCGACATTCAGCACCTCGTAACCCGAATAGGAATTCGTGTTGTTGGTGGTGGTGTCGTTGTACATGATTTCTTGCAAAATCACATTACCGCCCGAGAATGTTTTGACATTCCCGCGCTCTTTCAGTCGACGAAGCAACGCATTGTTGTTCGTGACATTATCCGCGAGTTCACCGCTACGGCTTTGAATGTTAGTGGCGATGATATCGCTGATACTGGAATTGGCATAAGCCATTTCAATACTCCTATATCAGTTAATTACAACCGCGAACTGGATTCATCAAACGCTTCCTCCAGCATTGCGCGGCGACTATGCGCCTTGGGAGCCGTGTTGATTCCGGGTGTGGAACCTCTGACGCTTACCGCAGCAGCCCGAGCAGCCTTCGCCGCTCGGTCTTTCACTTGCGCTTGACGCTGCACAACCTCTGCCTGTCGGGCCGATTGCACTTTGTCAAACAAATCCGAATCCAACCGAATTGCCTTCTCGTAAGCATCGTCCAGCGTTTCAGCCACCCCAGATTGGAGCAACTGAATCATCGTCGGACGCGCCTCCTCAAAGTGTTCGGCGTTCATCGAAAAACTGTTGATTTCGTTCAGCAGGGTCTGGTTTTCTGCCATCTCCTGCTGCTGTTTCCATCCCATGACCTCGCCGCGAACGGTGTTCAGTTCGTTCTGCAACTGGTACACCATCGGGTCAACCGAGGGTTGGGCGACCTGCTGCCCGCCCTGCATGGCTTGGTTAAGGTTGATGCCGTAAGACGCAGCCAACTGCGTCAGGTACGCCATCTTCTGTTGTGGGGGGCTGTTACGCAGCGTGTAGTCGGCCTGCGCGAGAGCGGCAACCGCCTGCTCGGGCTTCATCCCTAAACCTTGGATGGTCGGCAGGTACGGCTCCAGCGCCTGATTCATCGCATCGGCAAACTGCGCCTTGGAAAGCAGCGGCTCTACACCGCGCTTCATCTGCTCTTCGCGTTGCCAAGCGTATTCCTGAATCTTGGGGTCGGCCTTTGACCAATATTCGTGATATTCCTTTTTCCACGAAGCGGGGGGCTTGCGCCATACGGGTTCGTCAACAGGGTCAACAACTTGCTGCTCGGCCTGCTTCTCGGCGTACCGGCCTACCTCGTCTCTCGGCTGCGCTTCGACGCTCTGCTCAAACTGCTGCTCAAGCAATTCCTTGCGGTCGAGCGTTTCTGCCTGTGGGGCTTGTTCCATTACCGTCTCCTGTGGGGGTCGTGGGTAAATCGGACTTCATCGCGCAACCGCGACAACAACCGATTGGCATCCGAATGGGTCATGTTCGCCAACTGGTGACGCAACACATCCACTCGATTGCTTTTCGGCTTCTCTTTATTGACAAACTTGGTCGGGTCTTCGTTACCGACCTCAATGCAACCGTTGGCCTTGAGGTGCCGACGGTGCTGCGAACGCGAGGTAATCATGCGTCCGTCAATCATCGACTTGTAAGGCGTAATGTCTGGAATGATGTAGTGATAACCGCCCTTGGAGTCTTTCTTACGCTCCACAAGTTTGTCATCAAGATATATGTAAGTACGCTTCATGTTAGTTCGCGGAGCCATTTCCGACACCGAGGTTAGTTTCAGAAACCGCTTCTATTTGGGCAATCTGAAGGCGAGTCCGTGCGTCGAGGTCAGCCTTGTACTTTTCAATCTGCGCTTCTATAGATTGACGCTGTTGCTCAATCTGCATCTGTGTCTGCGCCTTCATTTGCTCAATCTGCATCTGCATTTGCAGTTTGGCTTGCTCCAACTGTCCCTGCATTTGAACCTTTTGCGCCTCCATTTGCATGTCAGCCTGCGCCTTTACCTGCTCGGCCTGCGCAACCATTTGTGCGCGTTGTGCCTCCGGGTTCTCACGCGGTTGCTGTGCAGCCATCTTCAATTGTTCCACCGCTGCGTCAATGCTGCCCTCAAGCGGTCGAGCCGCCTTGAACGCCTGCACGCCGTACTTGAGCAAGTCCATCATCACCGGGATGAGTTCGGGCGATGCCTGACCGACCGGGAGCGCCTGCTGCAAGAAGCCACCGAAGGCTTGCAGGAACTGCATCCTGTCCTGCTTCTCTTGCGCCTCGTCAATCTGCACAAGGCTGTCAGCGGCGATGTCGATGCGGAAGTTACGCAGCGGCTTGTCGCGGATGAGTTGCAACGCCTGCGGGATGAGCGCCTTGTCAGCGTCTGACATCTGCTCGGCGGCGGCATAGGCGAGGATGGTCTGCGGCTGGTAGTGCAGGCACATCACTTGCGCCTTCAGCCGGATGACCTCGGTAGCGTAGAGCGCCACATCCTCCTGCATCGACCGCAGACGCAGGCCAGCGTACTGACCCTTAATCTGCTGCGCGGTTGCAGTCTCCGAGGCGGCAGACTGACCACGGATGATGTCAGCGATGCCCGTGATTTCGTATATCTGGCCCTTGATGTCGGCACGCGCTTGGTAGCATTGCAGAAGCGCCTGCGCGATGGTGTCGAGCGGCAGAAGGTCGATGCTGCCCTTGAGTCCACCCTTCTCGCCAAACGCTGCCCATTTGTCTACCGGGATAAGAGCATTGTTGTCGCCCTCGGTCATCAGGCGTTGGAGCGCAGGCTGCGAAGCGTCATACACGCCGCGCACCCGCAGCGCCTTTACCAATCCGTCGATGCGGTCAGACAGGATGTCCAACTCCATCGCTTGGTCTTGGTACAGCACAAAGTCAGGGACGGGTACGAGGTTGTCCGAGGTCGTCGTGGCGTACAGCGGCTTCGGGCAGGGGAAGAACCCCTCAACGCCGAGCGGGTCGTCGCGCACATCAATGAAGTGCGGCATACCCTTGCAGAACCAATAGACCTTCAGCGTCTCCTTGTCCCAGAGTTCGCAAATCTTGGCGAGGTTGTACTGACGCTTGCTGTCACGGTAGGCGTTGAGCGTCTCCGGGCCTTGGTCGGTTGGGATGGTGCGTGCCATCTCCTCGCCAAACCGTTCTACGATGGCCTCACGGGTCATGTAGACCCAGCGCCATACCTGTCCTACCTCTTCCCAAGTGCGCCCTTGAGAGTGTCCAAAGTCCTTCCAATGCACATAGTCAACCGGGGCGCGTTCGTACTCGACCTGCTCAAGCGGCGGCGGCGCACCTTCACCGGCTTCAATGTCCGAGGTGATGGATAGACCGTCATCCTCAACGCCGATGGGGGCTACATGGGGTTCGTACCGCACCCACGAGGTTCCGCGACCGCCGAGGAATCTATCCTCGACATCGTATTTCATGGTCGAGCGGAAGTCGCTGTAATGCTCAATCTCGAAGTCGATGGCGCGTTCGATAAGGCGTGATGCCACGCGGCCCACGGGGTCGTTGTCACCGAAGCGGCGCTGTACATCAGCCTTTGGAAGTTTGGCGTAAACGGCAGGAATCAGCGTCTGGACATTCGACCACAGGATGTTGAACTTCGCCGTCTCGTTGCCGCCAGACCCACGGGTGTCGTCCCGGTAACGCTTGACGAGTTTCTTGACACGCGCCTGCCACTTGGCGAACTCGTTCTCGTAAGTACCTACAGCACGCAGGTACTTTTCCAGTTCTTGGCTTACGCGCTCGTCCATGTTCAGTCCTTCTTGTTTCGCGCAGAGATGGCACTAGCCTTCGCACGCGCATCCTCTTTGCTCGACGCACCCCACGCACGCAGCGCGAGAGCAAGGCGGGTAGGCTTGCCGTTCTTCTCCATCGGGCCAGCCATGTTGCCCATTCGAGCGAGGAACGAGGCGCGGCGAGGATTGTCACCACCCTTCACAGGAGGCTTAAGCGTGCCGCCCGTCTCGGCCTTATACGATGCGCGGCCCTTTGCGTTAAGGCCACCCTTCGGGTTCTTGCCCTCGCTACGCTGCCACGCTGCGCTCATCAGTAACCCTTCTTCTCAGGTTTAGCGGTCTTAGCAGACTCGCGGAACGCCTTTGCCGTCGGTGCACCAGCCTCTCCGGGCTTACGCATACGCTCACCCGACCCAGCCTTGATACGCTCCTGCTTGGCTAGGATGTTTGCATATAAACCTGCTTTTCTCATGCCCATGCCCTCACAGGATTGTTTGGCATATTGATTGTAATGTGTGCAAGCATTTCAGCATTAAAATTGTTTGCATTAATAACACGCAAATTAGCATGGAAACCAATAACATTACGCATTACATTTTGCAAACCATCTTCGGTGTTAACGGTTTCGCCGGTCGGCTTATACACTTCGCCCACGACATCGAGCGCGTAACTGTGCGCGTCCGCAACATGGTAGCCGCCCTCGCCCTGCGAGACGATGCCAGCGGCTTCCAGAGCGGCGTACATCGCGTCTGCGTCGGCTGCTTTGAGGTATAGGTCGGTCATGCTGTGAGTGCCTGTAATGTGGCGTCGGGCAGCCGGGTTGGGTAGTAGGCGATTCGACGAATATGGCCGTTAATTATTGCGGCAGAGGCTGCAATGTAGTTGTTGCCTATAAACATCGTATCTGGGGCAGGGACTGCACTTGCCGTTGTGACAGGGGTCAATCCGTCCACCGTACAAGTAACGCCATCAACTCCGTAAGCACCTACAACTTTCGCGTTGATTCCGAGTGCGTCGTAATTGAGGCTAGATGTGACCGTTACTCCACCTGTGACTGTTCTTGCTCTGGTGCTGGTTGATGACCTTGCTTCAAGCAAGAATCTTTCAGTTGCAGCAGCGTTTCCTAACTCCACATACGCTCTTGCGGTTGTTCCAACAATGTTGTCTACGGCGGTTGCCTCTGCAAACAAAGTCCCCTCCACCGCGTTATACCACGACGAGAAGTTAGTCCCCGTCATGGTGGCTACATCTGCGCTTCGCGTGAGGGCGGTGGTGGTCGTGGGGATGTAGGAGGTGGGGAAGGCACCGGCTTCGAGTTGTGCGCCCCAGACATACACGCCATCTGTTCCGTTGCCGGTTATGTCTGTCAATCTAGCAGCAACATCCGATGTTAAAAGAGCCAATAAAAAACGCCCAGATGCGGATGTTGCAGTTGCCGTATCTGTTACCGATACGCGATACCAACCGTTGCCAACTGATGTAACGGTTACCGCCGAACCGTAATTTCCGTTTCCAGTTGTTCCATTTGACAAATTTATATTTTGAAATTGAGTTGACCCAAACCCCGTTGATTCCGTAACTTGAACCCAAATCAACTCTGCGGCTTTCAAAAACCAAGTTTGCGTATAAGTAGTGCCAGATGTAACGCTTGTTACTTGAGCAATAACATTGTCGCCAGTAGCATTTGCTGTGATAACTTTATCTGCGTTAACTGTTCCATCGGGTGAAGTAACAACATCCCCAGTAACCGTAACAGTCACCGTGCCAAGTGTTTTATTCCACGCGGCTTGCGTTAAATCACTACTGTATGTCAGCAAATTCGCCCTCTGCTCCTCAATCAGCAAGCCACGCGGGGCGAGGGTGGAGGGGTTATAGTCGAAGCGGGCGACATCGACCGCCGCGCTCGTCAGGACTCCCGCGCTGTCGAAGAATGTCGCAGTCGAGGCGCGGGTAAAGGTGATGCGGTTGTCTAAACTCGTTGCACCCGCAAACTGAAGGTCTATCGTAGGCTTCGAGAATGTAGTGCAACCCCAAGTGGCAAGCATGGCTTTATGACCAAAATACCGTGCAATCAACCGTGCCGCTGATGGTCACCACGAGCGAGGTACTGAAACACCCCGGCATGGGATAAAAGGTTGCCGCAACCGGAGTGAAAGTGTTGACCAGAGTGTTTGAGCCATCTTGAACCTTGATTGTCGGGCTTGACGATGCGCTGGCAACGAAAATTCCGAGCAACCCGCCCGTTCCCGTGTACAAGGTGGTTGTGGAAGTAATGTTCCTGTAGTTCTGGCTTTCTGTAACCGGATTACTCATATTCGCGCCCTCCTTGAGACGCTGCGCTCATGCACTTGCCACATATCGTTAAGGGTGACTTCGTTCTGCGGCCCAACGATTAGCACCCTGCCATCCAACGGCTTTTGCGCGGCAGGCTCCTGCCTCCACGCAACTGCCAACATTCGGAAAGCGTCAGCAGGGTGTGATGTCCAATCATGTCGGGGTGATGCCCTGAACGCTTTCTTGTCCTCATCATACTCTCGTTGATATTGGCGTAAAGCCTCTATCCCGTCGCCACATTTTACGGAATTGAACCAAGTTCGGGGCAACATTTGGCGAACTGCTTGGATTCCGTCCTGTAAGCCAATGTTGGGAACTACCGATAGATTGGCAATCCCGAGGTGGTCAGCCAACTGCTCGACGATGCTGCGACCCGTTTGCAGGCTCTTTGCCCGAGCGTCATGCGGGAGGTAATGCTTGGCGTATCGGTAACCTTTGTTAACGACTACCTCTGCAATGGCGCGGATGTCTGCACCCGAGATGGCGAAGAAGTCAATGACGCGCACTTCGCCGCTGATGACCTGATACCAGAAAATCGCCGTGTCGTCCCGATACCCCAAGTCCCATGCTGTGTACACAGGGTAGCCGGGGTCATACTGCACATCTGGGCTGATGCGCCCCTGACTATCTGCCTGTCGCATCTCTGTGCCATAGAATGCGCCGAGGAGACTCGCCTCGAAACTGCATTCGAATTCTTGGAGGTACTGGTCTTCCGACAGTTGGGCTTTCGCTGCGTTAAGTTCGCTCTGGGGTAGCAGTCCCGACTCGCTGGCGGGTAGGCGCAGCAGGAACCATTCATCAGGCAGGCGTTGGGCTGTCTGGTAGATGTCGTAGAACTGATTGCGTCCCTTCGGAGTGCCTGCAAAGACGCACCAACCGCCCTTATCAGCAAGGGCGGCTCTCAACACATTGCCAAACACGCTCGGCTTAAAGTCGCCGTACTCATCGAGATACAGGCCGCTGAACCCGAGGCCACGCATTGCATCTGCGTTGTCGGCTCCAAACAGCCCTATCTTCGAGCCGTTAACCAGCGTGATAGTCATCTGCTGCTCGTTGGACTCCTTGATGAGCGGTTCAGCGAAGTACTTGAAGTAGTCCCATGCAATGCGCCGTGCCTGATTCTGGTACGGGGCAACATAGCCAAACAGGCCGTTCGGCCCCGAGTACATGAACGCTGCGCGGATGATGTCGTTAACCGCTGCGACAGTTTTTCCTGCTCTTCTGTGCGCGACGAGGCACCCCCAGCGTTTGGTGCGCTCATGGAACGGCAGGAAGGCTTTGCGGGGCGTGTACGGCAGCAGGACGCGCTGCTTCACTCGGGCTTGCCCCATGTCGCTTCGATTTGAATCTTGCCGCCTTCGGGGCCGCTGTGTTCGTGCCGTGCGAGTTTAGGCACATGGTATTCAAGCAAATCGCTGAAGCACTTAAACGCAGCCTCTGCGCCCTTCTCTTGGTGTATTTCGTCGAGCCAGCCCTGCAAGCGGTCTGCGTTGCCGTCTACGAAACGAGAGATAGCCTCCCTCGCTGCTTGGGTTGACTTGTTTGGGCTTCCTTTGGGGCGACCTGCTGGCATACCGTGGTTAATATACGCTGATTGTTTATTCTGTGAAACAGTTAACTTTGGTTTACCGTTGCGGAGTTGTGTGATAGATTCAGCAAATGAAAATAGGTGAACTAACCCCGATTGTGGATACCGAAGTTGAGATGCCAGAACGGATGTTTGACGCTCTATGTGTGCTGGAGATGTTGTTGTGCGCCCGTGGCGTTCCTTCCGTTTTTGCCGAAGATGTGCGCGAGTATTTGCGCGACGAATATGGCGACGAATTTGCGGAGTCATTTGAGCCGAGGTACATGATTAGTAACCCAGCCGTTTCAAGAGTTCCGCAGTAATCCTGCCCCCATACGGTTTCATTTGCAGGGCGCGAACATCTGCCGCTGATGGGTTACGCGGGTCGGCAATACCACGCGCACGGGCCGCAGGTTCCAATAACTCGTAAACCCGCACATCTTCCTTCAAGCGACCAATGCCTGCGCCGGGGATGCCGGTTTCATATGCAGCGTGACCAGACCCCCTGATGAGCGGTTCGTCTGCGTAAATGACACCAACATTTTGCAGCCCAGATTCTGGCGCGGTGTATTGCGTTGGGTCGGCAACCGACAATCTCGCCTCACCAATGCTTAACCCGCCTTCATTACGGAAGCGGACATCTAAATCGTTTTTGATTTGTTTCCGTACAGCGTCAGGTGCATTTCTGAATTGCCGTGTGCCTTCCTCGCTACCAATGCCAGCCCACCCCGGTATCATCTTACGAATCATCGTGTCGGCTTGCTTTTTGGTCTTTTTGTTTAGCGCGGCATCGGCGTAACTTAACATCGTTTCGCCGGTCATCGTTGCATAGTCGCCGCCCGTTGGGGCCATGCGCCACGGCAGATAAATTGGATTTTCTCCAAATTCTGTTTTCAAAGCCTGCGCGGCTTTTTTGACTTTGCTCGACGGCGTGAATTGCGAAGCCCATACCATGCCGGGATTCTCAAACATGAAGTCTTGTCCACCCTGCAAGTTAACAGGGCGTGCAAGTTCAACATCGTTAATTGCGCGAAGCAGCCCACCCGCAGCGGTGCGGTCACTCATGCTTGTTATAAAGGGCTTGCCTTCAAATTCTGTGATAGATACTTCCGGTGCGTTAACTGTTCCGCGAGATTCAACTGTTCTTTCCAATGCTTTTAGTCGCGGCTGCTCTTCAACCCGAGGGTCAAAACGAGGGTCATACTCTGCGATGTTTGAAACTGCCCCATGACGGAGCGCAGCAGCCAACCGCATAGGGTCAATCATCGACCCTGCGTACTCACCGGCTGCGCGGGGGCTGGTCATCGCCTGCCGTGCGCGTTCAACCTCGCCTTGCACGAGAGCCTTGCCCGTCTGAACCGGCTGCGTGACGATTGCCTTGCCGATGGTGCCGAGGTCTTGGGCGGCTTGGTCTAGGCGAGGGGTCGGACGGTCGGCGGCTTGGGCGTACTCTGCCGTCGTCATGCGCCCGATGTTGGGGTCGCTCGT